TGATACGCTTGTGATGCGAACCCTTGGGGTTCCGTTCCCTGCCAGCGCAACGTCGACTTTAGCACTTGGCGTCACGCCCAACCCAAGGTTTCCACCCTTCGTCAGCCGCATCTTCTCGGACAACGTCGTCGCAGCGTTCGTTGTGCGAGTGACGAAAATCATGTCGGCGGTGCCGAATGATGTCGTGTCGTCCAGAGTTGATTTGATTCCAACATGCGGCCTCTGACCATTTGCAGACGACGCCCCAAGCAGCAGGAGTCCTCCGCTTCCAGCAGCGAAACCTGTATCCGAAAGGAACAGCGCAGAGCCATCTCCAGAATCACTGACAGAAGTGGTCGCCTGACCGGCACCTTGAATCTGTGCGCGATTGAGCGTGGACGATGTTCCAATGCCGACGTTGGCCGCGAAGAATGTGTTCCTGTTGTAGTCTACAGTGAACGGGTTAAGGACGTTGTATCGAGGCCCAATGGCCATGATCTTGCTGATAACAAGAGCGCCAGATGTGATCGCCTGAGTCGCTGAGATCGTGATTCTGTAGTACCTTGGCTGCTGGAAATTAGTGTTCGAGAAGTACGCGATCGACTGGGTCGATGAAACAGTCTGTGTTCCGTACGTTGTGAATGTTCCATCCGCTCCAGTCAGGCTGGATTCGAGTTGAACGGAAAATGGCCAGTCGCTCTCGCTCCAAACGCGCTGGAGCATGACGAAATTAGGTCGTGCCCAATCAGAACCGACATCGATCGTGAACCGCTTTTGAGTCCATCCAAGGGCGTACTCTGCAGCTGAAATCACAGTGCAGGCTGTGGACATGTTCGGGTTGAGACATGCCGTCCAATCAGTTGCGCTGTCAGTCACCCACGCAGATCCATTCCACAGCTGGCGATTCTGAACCGTCTTGTACCGGAATATGTCCGGAACATTGTGGGCCATCGAAAGCGAGTAGATGAAATCCATCAGGCTCTTTGGCCCGCTAGAATCGATGCCAGCTTCGACTCCCTGAGCCTGAGACAGGTAGAGCGAATTGGTGAGCTGCAGGACGCCAGTGGAAGTGATGCGCGCCTTCTCACCATTGATCGAGAACGAGATGAACCGGCCAGCTGGTGCTCCGATCTCAACGTTTGTCGATGTTCCCCAAAGATAGCCGGACGGAGTGTTGTTGATGCTCAGTCCGAAGATCGCTTCGCTGGATCCAGACGAGGTAACATTTCCACGACCGGTAGCTGTGTACTGAGCACTCCCCGAACCCACCGACAGGTTCCCAGAAGCGTCCAGCTTCATTCGCATCACAGGACTGAACGTGTTCGGTGGCGCGCCAGTTGCGGATGAGTTGTACCAGTGGTGCTCGCCTTGGTACTGCTGAGATAGAGAGGCGTATCCGCTCGCCTTGAACTCGTAGTTTCCGGCAGCGTTTAGGAAGACGTTATTTCCGAATTGGAGCACCGTTCCGTCATTGGCACTCATCATGTAGCCGCTGGCGGTCTCGAACGCCCTGAAGTTGGGGCTCCACGCACTTGGCGTTACCCCAAGGCCAAGTTGCCCTCCGATGCTCAGCGTCATTCGGTCCTGACCTGAAGTGCAGGCAATGAGGTAGCCGTCCGATGAGCCACCACCACGCATGAATCGGAGCCCAGAGTTGAATGTTCCGCTCGATGAAGTGGGCTGGTACTCGAGGCCGAATCGAACAGACTCAGAAACTCCAGTGGTTCCGGATCCGTTTCGAGCGACCAACTTGAAGTTCACGTCCCCGCCGCCGCCGCTTGCAGCCATCTGAGCAAGGACCGCTGATAGCGAGCTCGCTGCTGCAGTCTCAACGTGAAGCGGAGCAAGAGGGCTTGTCGGTCCGATTCCAACATTCCCATTGTCCTGGAATGTCATCTGCGGCGTGAACGTGCTGGACTGCCACTTACCGATCTGGAACTTCCACCCGCTTCCGTCCGTCTCGTACCAGAGATTGCCTTTGATCGGTGACGTCAGCGTTCCCGCGTTGAATCCAGACTGGCCAGTCTCGCCAGCAGACGACAGCCTGCCAGCGGGCGTTACCGTCCCAACACCAACCCGATTTGCGACCGAATCAACAAACAGGGTCGACGTGTCGACAGCGAGGTTTCCGCTGATGGAAGTGGCTCCAGCGATCGCCAGCCCAGTGTTGGTGACAGTCAGCGTCCCGCTGCCACCAGCAGAGATCGACACCTGATCTCCAGTCGGAGAGTAGATGCCAGTATTGCTGTCCGAGCTGAAGGAAATCGAAGGGGCGGCTTGGCTTCCCTGAGGCACCACGAGCGGAACACCAGACTGAAGCAACTGGCTTGGTGTGATCTTCTTGGTCGTCCCAGAGATCGCCATCGTCGTGTCCGAAACGTCGACAATGGGAAGGAAGTCGTTGTACGGCTCGACAGTCGTGATCTGGGTCAGAACAGCTACTTTTTTATCGGGCATGTTGTGGGATGGTTGAGAAAATTAGTTCCAGACCGAAATGGTTATCTGAGATGTTACGCAAGTCGCGTCCAGAGCTCCGCCTGATGAGTTCTCCAGCGTGCTAACAACTCTAAGCCTCCAGTAAACAACAGATGGCGGGTTTGGTATTGAAATTGTGGAGCTTGTAAAAAGGAACTCTCTGAACTTATCGCGCACGTTGACAGTGCTGTTAGGAACGTCCTGCCATCCAGTCCAGCTCGAAGAAGGTGGGTTAAGGTTGTACTGAAGCACGAACCCAGCTTCTCCGCTTACAGCAGATGCTGTGATTCCATTTCCGCACCACAAAGAGACGGTAAAGTTTGTCGGAACGAACTCGGTCCTGAAAACAGAGTATTCGGCGTCGCTTGGATACGCGTTCGCCACCCCTGCGTTGAAGTTTCCGCTTTGTCCCTGTGAGTCCAAAACGCAGAAATCAGCCCGCCTAGATGTCGAAGAGGCGCTGACATTGGCCCACACTGGATTCGCAGTCGGCCCCTGAGTCTTGAGGTACTGCCCATTCGTTCCGGCTGCTAGGCGTGCCCAGCCAGTCTGTCCTCGATACAGAATGTCTCCCCACGAAGCGCTCGTAACGAAGTCCAGAGCCTCCGACAGCGTGCATTCCTCTACGACTCCAGCAGGCGAGCTCTTGCGTCCAAGAATCCTCAGTGGAGTTACGTTCTGGATCTTCTGATAGGTGACCTTTCCGTCTCCAATCGAAGCAGCGAATGATCCAGTTCCTGTTCCGGTAACGTCACCAGTCAGCGTGATGGTCTGGTCGCCTGTGTTCGATCCACTGATCGAGGAGCTTCCTGTGACCGCCAGTGAAGGCGTAGACGTTCCAGAAAGAACAACCCCATTCACAGACGTTGGAGTGATCGCTCCAAGGCCTATGCTTATCGCTGGCGTCGTTGTCTGGTTGGTGACTGTTGCGGTAACACCATTCGATCCAGACGCAGAGACGCTCGTGACGGTTCCAGATCCTGTCACTGTCGCCCACTGTGGATCGCCTGTCGTCCCCATCGTCTTGAGGAACTGGCCAGAGGTTCCAGCTGGAAGACGCTCCCATCCATCAACGCCACGATAGATGATGTCTCCGCGTGCTGTGGCACCAATGAAGTCCAGCGCATCGGATATGGTCAGCTCCTCAAAGAAGCCGCTCCCAGGACTCTTGCGCCCAAGGATGGCGTCTGAAGCGCTTACCGTTCTCAGCGCTGTGATCAGATCGCGAATGTCATCGACGCCTTGGAAAGACAGCTTGCTGCCATCCTCAGCGAGCAGGAATCCGCCGTCCTCAAGCTGCAGCGTGTCAAACACCTGAGCCTGAGAGATCTCAACCGGATCACCACCATTCGAGGAATGGGTGGCACCATGACTCGTGGATGCACCACCACCATCGATCCGGATCTGCTCTGCGGTCCGGAACTTGGCAGTGGTTCCTTCAAGAACCAGAACCTTCGTCGACGAATCCCCTGTCGACCGCGCTGGTATGCTTAGAAGTTCCATGAATTACGCGCCTCCAGGATCAGGACCGAATCCGACGATAACAACCCGATATGATGTTCCAACAGGAACTGATGAGGCAAATGTCAGCTGTACGGAATTCAAAGTGACCGCCTCTACATCGACGAACACCTGAGCGTACGGACTTGCAGCCTGATAGACATACGCCGATACATCTCTGGATCCAAAGTTATGAGACACAGAGAACTGGGTTGCGGTTCCGTTTCCAGCAATCGTCGCAGCAAAAAATGCAGGAACGAAACTGCTGAAGTTGTTGAACGTGTAGGTCCTGAGCGCTGAAGCTCCAACAGCCTGAAAGAACGCGCTTCCTGTTCCGCCATTCGCAGAAGGAAGAATGCCAGTTACAGCGTTTGAGTTCGCAAGGTTGATGGCACCAAATCCGATCGTGGATCCGGACCTTCTCAGGACCTGATGATCCAACGCAGCTGTGATAGCTGAAGCGGTTGATTGAGTCGCAGTCGAATTTCCTATGACGCTCAGACCACTGACCTGAGCGAGCTTGGTGAACCCAATCGCATTGTTGGCGATCGTGAGGATTCCGTCCTGACTGAGGGTAGCGTCTCCAGACATTGCCCTCCACGTAGGAGCCAGCGATGTCGCAGCAGAGACTAGTATCTGGGCTTCAGCAGAAGCGACATAGGAGCTGACAGCTGCAGTGCCGTTTCCGATCAGCACGCCATTTGCAGTCAGCGTCGAAGCTCCAGTTCCGCCATTACCAACCGGAAGAGTTCCAGTGACGTGCGTGGTTAGGCCAACCTTGCCCCAGCTTGGCAGCGCAGGAGAGACACCACCAGACAGCAGCACGCTTCCAACAGCCACAGGTGCCAGCTGAGAGATGACTGTAGATCCTCCAGCGTACAGCAGCGATCCAGTGTTGTATGTGGTGAGTCCAGTTCCGCCTTGATTGACAGCAATCGTAGCGCCCTGCCACGTGCCCTGCGTGATCGTTCCAAGCGTTGTGATCGTGGTCTGACCAGCGTACGTGGATGCGATGTCGATGCTGTCAGCGTTGACCGTAATGCGATTTGTGGTTCCGACCGCATTGATCGTGTTTCCTGACTTCGTTAAGCCATCGCCAGCATTGATCTCTCCAGTGCCAGAGAACTGCGACCAGATGATGTCAGACGTATCAAGAGTGATCGGCCCAGGTGCCGACATCACCCAGCCAGTCTGAGCAAGCGTGTCGCCATTCGTGACGAACACGAAGCTTCCAGGGCTTGCCTCGAAGCTGCTGTCAAAGTCAGAAGAGCGAACAAGGATGAATGGTGTCGAAGCACTTCCGGACTGCGAAACCGTATAGATGCCGTTCCGCTTGGTGTTGGTACCGCTCTCGTTCTTGACGAGGATTCGATCTGTAGCGGCAGGCTGAATCCCATCAACCACCAGCGGTCCATTCGCAGTGGCTGTGATCGTCAGTGACGCATAGTTGTACGAAGGAAGCGCAACCTTGGTGGCGTACTTGGCGGCCTCCTTGACGCTGAGACCAACCGCAGCCGAATCAACGTAGCCCTTTGTCGCCGCATCGGATGCGTTGACTGGACCGGCAAGGTTGGTGGCTTTGAATCCACCGAAGTTCACATCTGCGGCAGCGTTTCCGAATCCCGAGATCGGAATCAGAGCCTTCGCAGTTGCCTCGCCTGTGTTTGTGGCACCACCAACTATGAACCAGCCGCTGGTCAGGGCGATTTCACCAGCAACAACAGATAGGCCAGTGACGTTGATGTTGACGTTGGCGGAGCCGTCAAAACTTGCTGCTGTGGCGGTGAGCTTTCCGCCAGAGATTCCGATGGTCCTAGCAGTGAGAAGCTTGGTCGACGTGTCGGCATTCCCCTGAAGGGCACCAATGAACGCGTTGGCTGTTGCGTTTCCAAAGCTGTCTCGAAGAACAACTGTGCTGGTCAGCGCTGTCGTCGCTGCTGGGTAGATCTGATGCCAAGACGTTCCATCGCTCCACGCAGGGCGGTTTACTCCAGCTCCAGAGTTGTAGTAGATCGATCCGGCAGCAGCGCCAGCACCAGTCGGATTGGTGCTTAGGTTCTGCAGCCTAACGTTCAAGATCTGATTGTTGTTCAGATCTATGTTGTTCAGAAAAGGTACTGCCATATCGGGTCTCTTTCTTTGTTGGCGTTAGAGAACTAGGTAAGCTTTTCCAGAGAAGCTGGATGCGAACGCAACCGTAAGCGCGCTTGTGGACTGATACTGAACCGCGCCATAGCCAACGTTTCCTGCTGAATCGGTGACCGTAACCGATGGGTACCCGCCAAGCCCATGGACGACATTCCACAGCTGTGAGGGTGTGTCTTGTGTGAAGATGAACTGTGTTGATTGATTGATGATCTGCTGACGAATGATCTCGAGCTGGTTCCTGATCTCGGTCAGGTAGTTGTTCGTGATGCTTGTGATCGTGTCCTGAAGACCAGAGGCGATCTCGGCTGGGAGCGCATCTACTTCCGCCTGCAGGCTCGATATGCTCGATACAGCCGAGTCGATCTGCGATTGAAGACCACTTGGATCGAACGCATCAGGGAGCGGAATCGGGAACTGCCCCTGAAGGTTTACTCGCCACCTATCAACATCCTGTCTGAACTGACGAACAGTGTCCTCAGTCAGCCTGCTCGGAAGCTTCGGGAAATCCGGAATCAGGACGTCTGCTGTGCCTAGACCTGTGTTCGCGCCAGCGCCCTTTCCGGCGGTTCCGGAAAGTCTGTTGATCAGAGTGCGCTTGTCGTTTGAAGCCATGAGCTAGAGGCCTCCCAGGAAGCGAAGCCATTTTTCCCTCCATACCACCATATTGAACTCAGAGGCGACAAGGAGTCGCGCCTTGGAGGCTGTCAGCATCTGCCTATGGCGGCAAAAACTGACGCTCTCAATCGCTCCTTGAAGAGGTCCTTGGTGTACATCAGCGAAGCGTTTGCTGACGCATTGGCCTTGCTCATAAGTGATGACCAGTTGTTTACCGCATCACGCATAGACTCGATTACAGAGTCATCTGTGGCCATAGCACCAAAACCTACACCGCGATATGGGTGAACGTCTGGAACCCTGACCATCCCATAGTCCAAGTGCCAAGACGTGGACTTGGTCGTGAAGTCCGCTGGCCCTCCGTATGGTATCAGTATTGAAGGCCTTCCAGCAGCCATCAGCTCGCAGGCCGGAAGGTTCCACCCCTCAAGTCCGGACAGGAATACGCCGCAATGATGAGATGACAGAAGCGATTCGTACTCATCCTTGGACATGTCCGACGTTAGGACATCTATCCTTTTATCCTCTGGGTCAAACTGACTGCAGGTTGGAGATCGCTTCAGTGTCAGTCTAACGTCACTGACCCCTTGGAAAGCTTTCTTGAAGCACCGAACCAGCTGCGGCATTCCCTTCCTTTGAGGCACGCCATTCTCTCTGGCCACGCAGATGAATCGAAATGGACCTGATTCTGGAAGTGGAGAAAACCTCGCCTCACCCCAAAGTGGAACAACGTGGATAGGATTCTTGTAACCAGCGTCCCTGAATACTCCAACATTGTGCGAGCAGGGAACAATCAGGGTTCTGCTCCGCATGAATCCGTTATAGTCTCCTGGGAGCTGACTCGCCTCCCACATTGTAAACCTGACCTTCTCGAATGCGGTTGATCCTGGAATATCCAGAACAATATCCGGACGCATGTTCAGGCCAACCCTACTAAGCTCCATCGCCTCAAGAAAGGCAGCGCAAAGCCTGCCATATCCAGTGGCTACGTTGTTTACTGAGCAGTAGAAGGAAAGCGGCTTCTGATCTTCCCTAAGTGGCGGCCTTACGTTGACCGTCACCACGCGTCTGGAGGCATGACGCGAGGGCTCTTCACGAAGGTTTGTTTCTTGCGGCATTCGTAGATGAGCTGGGAAACGGCCTGATTGTAGAGCGCTGAGGATGTCTGAAAGCTGGACATGTCCTTCGTCTCTCTGCGGTTCACGTCAGCGTCGAGATAGTACTCAACCGCATTGGCAACGTCACGTTCCAGATACTCGTTCGGAGCGGTGCCTCCAACCATAGTGGCTGGCATCGTCGTAGTGTCCTCCCAAGTCCTTCGCGTTCCAGTCCACTCGACTACGATCTGCTCAGTGCTTTCGATCGAAGGGAAAACGTAGATCTGGCCCCTGTACATCGACCAGTAAGCCTCGCTTGCGTCAGTGCGATAGCCCTTGTCGTTTGTGGATGTCGCTGCCGGATAGGTCGTTGGGCCGCACGTGAACTGGTACGGAACTGGGCTCATTCCAGCAGTTCCATCCTGAAGGCCGCACTTGTACTGCCTCAGCAGCGAATTCATGCGGTCCCAGTCGATGTAGGTGTACTCGACCACCTGACACGAATTGGGCTCGTAGGTGCTTGGGGAAACGCCAACTCCGCTGGTGTAGACGCGCTCGATGGAACCATCCACGCCATCAAACACGCTGGCACCACAGTGGAATGTCGTAGCGGTGGCGCAGACGTACTCAGCGTGATCCGTTCTGAGGCAGGGGATCTTTGTCTGAAGATCGATCAAGGCGTCCTTGACCGAAAGCTTGTGTGGGAGAACGAGATTCTCGGCTTCGCCCTCAGGGAAGACCGCCGCCGCGATGTTGTTGTAGTAGGTGGCGAAAGTCATCTCACTCCTTGGGCAATGCGTACCAGCCAGACGGGATCACTACCTTGTTCTGAGACCTGACAGAGTTGCCATTCTGATCGACAACCCAGACACGAGCTTTGACGTCCTCAGCGAGTCTAACAGGCTCACCGCTTGGCACCAGAATCACGCGTGTCGCGCACCCGCTGCTCGTGAGCATCAATGCGATCCAGAAGGCGCTTTTTAAGCTCTGGCTGAGGTTTCGCATCTTGTGAGGTCTTGTCCTCCCTCGCCAGCCCTGTGAGCCAGCGAAGGAGGGCCATGACGATTTGCTCGATCCAGTTCAAGACTGGGTGGTCGAAGCAGCCTTCTTGCTCTTCAAGGACCAGATGACGGTCACGAGCGCAAGAATGCCACCAATGATAGCCTCCACGTTGGAGTTCTCAATGGCGATACCGCGAGCAGCCAAAGCACCAGCGGAAGCTTGGAGCAGCGCTCGAACGATTACGGAGATGGTTTCTTTGTTCATAGTTAGGGTTTCTCGTCCCAATGACGAATGTGCTTGATGAGGATGATCATCGGCACCATCACGCCAAGGCAAAGTCCTGTGAACTTGAGGTACGGGTTGGCCCAGTCCATGAAGCTGAGCATGATTCCACCGCCAGAAGTTCCAGCGGCCAGAACGGCGTCCTTAACGTCGTTGGTGTTCATTGGTGAGTCACTTCTTTAGTCTACCGACCTGAGGTCGAGAAGGTTCAGACGGGGAAGCTGGAACTGGAGGCTTAACGCTTTCCACTGCAGCAGGAGCGGCGGGGGGCTGCAACATTGACTGCATCGGGTCCTGAGGAAGGGCCAGAGCCGACTCCACCCCTTGCCTCGAACGCTGCCGCTGCGGCAATGGCGAGGCGCTCTTTTTTTTTTGGAGTTCCTTGTACTTCTCCTCAGTCAACTCAGAGACGCCGCCTTTTCGGAGACGGATTCGCTCGAGAAGAGAGTCGATCACATTCTGACTGTCTGTCGCGATGATCCCATCATCGCCCCCAACGTGCTCGAACATGATCCGCTCTCCGGACTGCGTGAATGCCGGATTGGAGATCATTGCCTTGTGGAAGTAACGCATCGCTGAGGAGTTTTTTCGGGAGGGGAAACTGCGGCAATCCAAAATCGTTCAACAAAGTGGGCTGGCCAGATTCCTCCAGCCAGCCCACAAGTGCATCACAGACTACGCTCTTAGACGTAGGTGTCAGACGAGGTCCACTCGCCAGTGGTGACCGGCACAGCGGCATCGAAGTTCTCGAGGACGAACGAGGTCGTCTCGGTCTCAACGATGGCCGTATAGGTCACGCTGTTGAGCTTCGTGCTGCGGGTCGGAACCTTCATCACGCAGCGATAGGTGTCGTCCACAGCGGCCAGCGCCTTGAGGTCGCCAGTCTTGTTGACCACCGAGTTCGCGTCGATGATGCCCTGATAGATGCTGGTCCAGTCCAGCGCCCACAGCGACCGGCCGACGTTGGTCGTGCCAGAAGCAGCCTTCTGAGCGGCGACGTAGTCGTCGAAGAACCGATGCGTGACGATGCGGAGCTCGACCTGCGGGTAGTCCAGCTCGAACCGGTAGAACCGGAATCCGAACGGAGCCTGCTCGCCGCCCTGATTGAGCTGGTAGGTGAGGCGGAAGACGTCCGCACCGTACTTGCCCTTGTAGTAGTTCACCATACCGCTGACGATCTGGTTGGCGAAGTAGCTGTCGGTGAACAGCTCGATGATGTCGCTCTTCACGCCAGTGGCCTCGCGCTCGCGCTGGAGGTTGTAGAGGGTGTTGAAGAGGATCTGGAGGTTGAGCTTCTCGCCCTGCAGGTCGGCAACGCGACCGCACTCCGCGAGCTGCTCGTACACGCCAGTGGCATTCGCCCGACGACCGATGCAACGATTATCAACAGGGATGTTGAGGTCACTCGTGGCAGCAGTGTTGATCGCAGGCAGCGAGTTGTAGGCCGCGAGCGTCTGGTTGGTGCTGTACGGCTTGTTGAAGAAGAAGTTGTTAGCGTGACGCCGCTGGAAGTCCTCGATGATCTGGCGGTTGATCTCAACCTGCTCGACATCGCCGAACTGCTTGAAGTACGGGTTGCTGTCACGAAGGGCAGCGAGGTACTTCTGGGTCAACTCGTCTTCACAAATCGAGTACCGAGTGGTCTCAATCCAGAAAGGAACGAGCTGATTGGTGTTGAGCGCAGGAATCTCGGAGCAGAACGACTCGTAGTCCGAGACGTTCGGAGTTCCGCGAACAGCAAGACCGAGAACCGCACCAGCCGCGAGGTTGGCAGGAATCTTGGCCTTGTCTTGGATAGAGAGATTTGAGCTGGAGCGGAAGAACGAAGCCTCGTTGCGGGACGTACAGGTCACCTGAACGTAGCTGCCGTTACCATCAGAACCAGTGGCGGCATCAGAGCCAGTCACGAACGCCAGCTTGTAGGCGGTGTCGGTGGAAGCGCCGTTATCGGCAGAGAGTCCGCCAGAGACGAACACGCGCATTCCGGACGGGAACCAGCGTGCGTCCACAGGAATGTTGCCCTGCGAGTAGAACCGAAGGGCGAAGTTCGTACCATCAGCCTGGTTAGGAGTAGCGCCAGTTGCAGCCACCACGCGAACCGTCCAGTACTCAGTGTTGGTGGGACGTTTGCGGCCCATCTTGATGAACGGCTGGATTTCCCAGACGCCACCAGCAACCTGAGAGACGCTCAGACGCTTGCCACCGAGAACGCGCTTGTTGGCCTGAAGCAGGTCATACATGCCGTTCTGGCGAACACCGACAGCCTTGCCGACGAAGTCAGCAGAGACGAGGTTGCCAAGGATCTTGTAGGTCGACTCAGAGTTACCATAGATGGTATTCAGGTCGTTCGATTGAAGCGGAATAGCGTTGCACGCCGTAATAGCGCCGCACGTTTCCACGTTGGTTCCGGCTGCGGGAAGGCAGCGCGAAAAGATGTTTGCAGAGGGTCCAGCCATATTTTTGTTTTACCTTTCGACCTCTTTTTACAGAGCGGTAAACAGCATGTATATGGATGCGGCCTCTTTGTGATCTCTATGTCCAAGTGCGAAAAAGCCAGCAGATGTTAAACACCCGCTGGCTTCGCAATACGCAGTGGTGAATCTGCTGTTTTACAGTCCTATATCTTTCCAGAATCCTGCAGGAATCCCGTTAATAGACTGTTCGGATTCCTGTTTTACAGGTGTAGCGGATTGGGTGGATCGAACCGAAGGAGCGGTGGGTTGAGCCGCAGGTTTCGGAGCTGGCTTCGGAGAGGAATTACCATCGGACTTAACGTATCCCCTCTGTTTTGCGTAGGTTTCCAGGCGATTTTCGAGGCTTTCCTTGATCTTTCCGGCCTCGTACTGGGCCGCTTTTATGATCAGCTGAGGGACAAGCGACTCGTCCTGAACTGTGTAATACTTGGCCCTCTGGGAAGCGGGCATATTGCGGTAATCCTTCAGGCTGGAGAACCGACGACCATCTTCAGTGACGGGACGCTCATCGCGAGGAACAGATGAAAGCACGCTATCAACATGCATAGCTGCCGAAGCCAGAGCCCTGACCTCTTGAGAATCCGAAGAGTAGGACTCTTGGTTGTTAAGCACCCGAACCGCCAGATCCAGAGCTGGCGCGCTCCAACGCTCCACAGCCATCACCGCCTCAGTGGCGATTGGATCAGCCTTCACCGCTTCAACAGCCTTCGCTGGATCGGTATTGGCGACCTCAACGAGATCTGGCCGTACCGCTTCAAGAAGGCTCATTGAGGCCATCCGATCCACCTGCTGGCGGATTGGTGCCAGCTGAGCCTCTCGTCGGCTCCTGCGCACTTCCTCGATGTCCTGACCGTACTTCTTGGAGAACCGCTCCTCAGCCTCGCGAATGGCGGCTTCCTTGATCAGGCTACGATCCGCCTCCTTGATGTGATCCTCGTCCACCTCGACAGAGTTTGTGTCAACGAAGTCAGCGTGCTCCTCATCGGACCAATCGAACTCCTGGCCAGGGTTCTTCCGACGCCAGTTGCGTTCGTACTCAACCTCCTTCTGAGTCGAGTCGAGGAACTCCTTCACAAGGTCTCGACCCTTGTAGTCCTTGGCGTGCAGTCGCTGCACCTCGCGAAGGCGCTCCACGTCATCCTTGAGAGACTCAGGAACATCGAGCTCCTCCTTCTCTGGCTCAGCCTTCTGCAGCGATCGGAGGCGTTCCTCGCGGGCTTCCTCAAGGCGGCGCATCGTCTCTGCGGCGGCTTCGGCTGCGGCCTTGCTGGCCATCTCGGCGACCTTCTCTGCGTTCATTGAGCGACGCTTCGACTTGGGCGTCTCCTCAACCACAGGGGCTTCTTCGGCCTCTTCCTTCTCAGGCTCCTCGATGTTCGCCTTGAGCTTCGGAGGAGACTTCCTCTTCGGCTTCTCTTCTTTGACAGGCTCTTCCTTGGCGGCCTCAGCCTTGGGTTCCTCTTTCTTCTCAGCAGCGGTTTCCTTCGATTCCGCTAGGAGCTGATCCAGCACGATCATGCTGGCCTCGCGAGCAGTGGCCTCCATTTCGGCGTCAGTGCTCTGCTTTTGTTCGTCCGCAATGTCTGGTGACTGCGGTGCCTGTTCGGCCTGCTGGTCGATGTCTTTTATCATTTGTCTGTGATTTGCACTTCTGCGTTTTTGAACTGCCAGTCCGAAGACGTGATCTCCGACAGCACGTTCAAGAATGTCTGGTACTTAGACGCGCGAGAGACCGCCTTCTCTGAGGCAGCATCGAGTCCAGCCTGAGCGCGTAGAGCGTCAGGGTTACGTGTGATGACGTTTGCGAATTCCCCCTGAAGGATGGCGACCTCAGCCAATAGGCATTGTCGCACCAACAGGCATTCCGGCGACAGGAGCCATTTCTGCAGCTGGAGCTGCTGGTCCTGCGGGAGCGGTCTGGACTGGACTTCCAACATACGGTTCTTGCTGCGCTGCCTGTATCAGCTGGAACAGCTTGACCATCGCCTGACTCTGCTCGTCTTGGCGAGCGGACAACTGCGCTATGGCCTGAGCCGTTTGCGCTGTGGTTGCCTGCATCGGCTCGACGATGTTCTGTCGGAGTCCTTGGGCCAGCTCTGTGAGCTTGCCATCGACGATCTGGGAAGCCATCTGGGCCAGCTGCTGCTGGACTCCTTGAAGCATGGCTGCCTGCTGTTGCTGAGCCTCTTCGGGAGACGGAGGCTGTTGCTGCTCTTGCTGCGCCTGAACGCGTAGGCGGAAATCTTTCGGTGCGCCGCTGTAGACAAGGATCTGATTGAACAGGCTGATCAGCTGATCGAGGCCTGCAGCCTGAGCGAGCACTGGGTTCGAGAAGATCGACTGGAAGGTCTGGATCATCGTGGCAGCCAGCTTGGTGTCCACGATGCGATCAGCACCTTCGCGATCTGAAGAGAATGCATCGATGTCCAGCATCGACTTGCTGCCCTTGACGCCAACCTTGGCATCGGTGCCTGTCATCTCCTCAACCTTGAAGCCCATCTTGTTGAGAGCCTCCTTCTTCACCTCGTCCATATCTGCCACCTCAGCGATGATCTCGTCATCGGAGTATGACATCATAGCATCATAGAGCAGCTTCTTGCGTGCCCTCACAGCGGAGTCGATGAAGGAGCCTGTTAGCTGGAGCCGGTTGCTGGTGTTTGCGGCGATGATTTGTACTTCTTGAGCAGTCTGTTCGTGAGTCGCCGGAACACCAATCTCCTGAGCGGAGTAGCCCAGTACTCGCTCCATCATCGACAGAAGCTGATTCACCGCTCCAGCAATCTCCATCGAGTTGCCCTGAGGAAGCTGCACTGGAGTGAACGCATCGCGCTCAGACTGCTGCTGCCAGCTCAGCTCCTTCTTGGAGTAGGGGATGAAAGTGACGCCTCGATATTTCTTCTCACCAAGGTTGTTGATGATCTCGACGTACTTCTGGTCCACCACGTCAGCGTTCCAGAAGACGATTCGCTCGAGGTTCTGCTTAACAGTCAGGATGTACTGGCTGAGCAGGTTGGACATGTGGTCTTGGAACGGCAGCAGCTCCAGAGACAGTGACGTAGGACGAGCAGTTCCAAGGTCTGCATCGTACATGTAGGCCACAAGCGGATTGTAGCCCAGTACGGCAGCGTGGCTGACAGTATGGCTGCCCGTATGGACGAAGCGCATCCAGACCGGCTCATCGTAGTCGAAGAGGTTCCACTCCGAAGGGATCAGCTTCTGGAAGTACGACACAACCGTCACACCCTCATCGAGATGGTGCATGTTGTACCGATAAGCCTCGTTGGTCCGCTCCGTATCGCCAACGCCAGTGCCGGATCCGGAATGGCTGTTGACTGTAGGGAACCGAAGCATGCAGGGGTTCAGCTCTCGGTAGTAGTTGTACTTCGAGAGGACCCATGAGCCGTACTTGAACTGGATGTTCTCAGTGTTCCAGAAGTCCTTGTTGTTCTTGACGTCCTTGTAGCGGAGAACGTTCCAGAACCCAGCGTACTCAATTCCGGTATCGGTATTGGCTGTCGTGAGCCGGTAATTGAGATCGTAGAAGGTGCGGGAAGGATGAGGGATCTCGAAGCGGACGCCCTCCTTCACAACCTTCTTCTTCTCTTTGCCGTCCTTCAGGAAGATCTGCTTCTCGCGGTAGAAGTCTTCCGATGGGAAGTTGATGCAGGTTCCGTACTTGAGCATCTGGAGAATGGATTGTCGCTCGTCCTCGCGATAACCCATATCCTGAACCATTCGCTGAATGCGGCTGGTAATGATCTCGCAGCGGATCCGATTGTCCAACGTCTGCGAAACAGGCTCATACTTGTAGAGCGGATAGATGTCACGATCGTTGAACAGCTTGGCCCAACGCATCTTCGTGTACGACTGAACCAGCGGAACAAAGACGTTGAAGAAGGTTGGCATGTCCAACTTCATCAACTTCTTGCCGGTCTTGTCGCAGATGGCCTGACCGTTCTTGTCGCACAAAGGCGACATCATGTTGTTCAGTCGGGACGTCAAACCCCAGCTGGTCATCGCCTCCATCACCTTCTCGCCGCTGACACCATTGGCGAGCAATCCCTCGACGAGGGTGTAGGTGATCTGGCGCTGAGACACGTCGTACGCCTGATCAATCGCGTAGATGGTCCGAGCGTCGTTCAGGTTCCTCTGGATGCCTTCGTCGATGCGCGTGGCGTTGAGGTCGACAAGTTCCTTGATCTTGTCGTCCATCACCTCTGCGGTGAACTTCGCCTTGAGCTTCTCAGGCGTAGCTCCTCGCTTTGCCAGCAATTCCAGATCGACCATAGAATGACGGGGTTATTTCCCCTTCGGGCCGCCCATCATAATGAGGATGCCCAGACCCTTACCACGCTTTTTAGGCATCGGAGCTTCCTCTTCGGAATCGTAGGACTCCTCTTCGTCCATACCCTCCTCAGAGTCCATAGCCATCTCGTCCTGCTCGAC